GATGCCGTTGTTCTATATCATATAAACGGATGAAGGCAAATTCCAAGTTCCCAGTATCTTCATCGCGCACAACCCAAGCCTTGTTGATATTGCGCGAAAGCATGACGATTTCATATTAAAACAGCAGTCGGCCTCACGAAGCAAAAAGAAGATATACAAGCCGTTTGGTGGGTATTTCCGTTTTATTGTTTCGTGGAACAAAGGCTTGATGACGAAACGTGCCGTTTCTTACCTTCGCACAACGCTTGTCTGGTTGAATCACTATGAAAATCTGAAAAAGTACGAGATCGACCATAAAAAGTCGGCGGGTGCTTATGTTTGGACATTCAAGATCGAAGATGCTGCGATGTTCAAACTCTGGTTGACGTTGACCGACGAGCAGAAACGCAAAACAGGAATTTTAGCCAAAAAAACACCGGGAGGAACGTTGATTTTGCCCCCAGGTGTCAATCTTGAAGTTGTAAATCCCTCTTTGTCTCCTATCCGAGAACAGGACACAGATATTTTAGAGATGATCGGAAGTGGGCTGAATGAGGAAGAAGGCACGATGATGGGTCGTTCCCGTTCTACATTTGCTTCGGCAAATGCGACGAAGGGGCCGATGTCGGATCGTATTTCCGATGAAATTGCGTGGTTCAGCCGCTATCTGCGTTACGATTTTTGGGGTTCTGTTTTCCTTTTGCGCTCGAAAGTCGATTCGAAATTTAAAAACGTCATTTCGAAAGAGGAAGTTATCGGGTTCAAGCCTACTCGCAAGAAAAACGAGATGACCGGCAAAGTGGAATATGAACACGAACCGGTAATGAAGAAACGCAAACAACTTGCTTGCCAGCTTATTGATATTTCGTTCCCCACTTCTGAAATGATCGATTTTGAAGGACGAGCGAAAGGTCTGCTTGGAGTCAAGCACGGGCCCATCAGTGAAACGCTTGGTGTGTCGAATGAAGACATTGCAAGGCGGATGGGATTCGGTGGGTATCACCGTTTGCGCTTGAAGAAAGCTACCGAAGATTACTATTTACCGAAACTATTATACGGAGCAGACGCGGAACAGTTACAAGAAAAGATTGAAGGGGAAAAACCGAAGGCCAAAAATAACAACCCTAAACAGGAGCAAGAATGATGAAAAAGGAGGTTAAAAAAGAGCAACTGCCGAAAGGTGCGCTACGTTTTGTTGAGTATGGGGAAAGTTGCTGTGCTTTTGCAGAGAAGGAAGAAGGCAAAAAACCGCGACTTAACATGACCGCGTATTCAGGCAAAGTGATCAAGGGACATTGGTATTGGGGGGATTTGGTGTTCAATCTTGAAGGAGTCAAGATGGCCGCGCCGAAGATTCCGATTTTAGAAGAACACTTTACCGATGCACGAATTGGATTCACTTCCCGTTTGATCAAGAGCAACGAAGAGGGTCTTAGAGTAGATCCCGACAAAACGAAGTTCTTGGACAACGAGGTTGCCGACAAATTCATCAAAGATTCAACTGAAGGGTTTCCTTTTCAATCTTCGGTGTATATCAGACCGATTGATATTCAGCGTCTGGCCCCGAAAGAAAGTATGGAAGTGAACGGTTTCACGTTCAAAGGACCGGGAACCGTTTTCCTCAAGTCCGAAATCAAAGAAGTCTCCGTTTGTGTATTCGGGTGGGACAGCAAGACGGAATCGTCTGCCTTCTCCCGAAAAGAGACTGAGGAAATTCAATATTTTAGCAGAGGAGGTGATGCTGAAACAATTGAAGAAGATGTGGAAACAAATGAACCTGAATCCAGAAAGGAGGTGAAAACCAAAATGGATTTGAAAGAACTGAAGGAAAAACATCCTGATTTGGTCGAGCAACTGAAACTTGAAACTCTTGAGGAAGCTCAGGAGCAATTCAAAAAGCAGGAATCCGAGTGGGAAGGTAAATTCGGTAAGATGGAAGAAGAAATGAACAAGCTTTCCGACCGTCTTGCTTTGAGTGATAAGGAAATCACTCTGTCCCGCGAAGAAGCCAACCAGGAAAAGGCTGATCGCATTTACGCCGAGATGTTGAGTGAATCCCGCGTGGCGGATCGTTTCTATGATAAGGTCAAAAACATGGTGCGGTTCACCAAGTTTGTCGAGAAGGGCACCAACAAACTTGACGTAGATAAGTTCAAGGAAGCTCTTGCGGCTGAGATCAAAGACTGGGAAGACAGCGGTGCTACTACTGATGTCCTGGGAATGGGCACCAGCAACCGGGACGAAGAAGATCACCAGTCGGAGTCGAAGTTGAAAGAGGAAAACACAAAACTGGCTGATAGCTTACTTAAAGCGGCTGGCCAGAAAACCGAGTAAATTCATTTTTATCCGAAAGGGGGTGAAATCATATGGCTGGTGATATTCCGTATGTTCAGTATGGAGCACAAGAAGACCTTCGGGCCCTTTACTACTCCGATCCCAATGCCGCTTTGAAAGTGCCTATCACTTTGAAGTCTGGCTACGGAGTTTTGCAGAAAGGGACCTGTCTCGCTCTTGATCTATCCGCAAACAGTTCGGGTTTGCTCGTTCCTTACAGCATAACTACATTTGCGGCCTCTGCCTCTGAGATCGTTACGGGGCGTGCCTACCTTGTTGCCGACCTTGCGGGGTCTGCCAATGTTTTGTACGTCAACATGAATGACAGCTACAAGTTTGCTGTTGGGGATGACTTGGTCGTCAACGACAACAACTCTTCGGCTGAGGATCTTGGGGCAATCACGGCAATTGACCGTACCACCTACAGTCACATGGCGTCGATCACCACTACCACCACGACAAGTGGTGCTTTTGGTACAGCGAATTATGCTTACGCCATTGTTGAAGCTGGTACTTCTGGCAATAACTATTCGGATTGCGTCGGAATCCTTGAGAAATCCGTCGATACGGGAATCGGCTCCAATGCTAAAGGTGCTGTTGCGACCATGATCATTGGTAACTGCGTCCTGTACGAAGGTGTTCTTCTCAACATCGATGCCGCCGCGAAGACCGATATTAGCGCGGCCTCTTATGGCCAGTACCTGTACATCAGGTAAATCCAAATAGAAAGGGGGTGAAAATCTATGCGTGGAACTTCTGATATACCTCTCTTGCGACACGAAGTTTTGCAAGAGTTTGTCGAAAAGTACAAGGCTCCACCGAGCCTTATTCTCAATAACATGTTCCCCAGCCGTAATGCTGATTCTTCCACGATCAAATGGGAAAGTCAGCGTGGGGGTCGAGGGATGACACCGTTTGTTCCTCCTGGGGCGCCTGCACCCGTTTCAGCGGGTTACGGGATCGCACAACACCGTGCCGAGGCCGCATACTGGAAAGAGAAACGCTATTTTGATGAGGAAGTCCTCAACAATCTGCGAAAACCTGGAACAGATGCCCGGCATTGGCGCGCTGCGGAAATCGTGGCCGACAATCTGGCTGACATTATGAACCGTTCCGCTCGTCGTAAAGAGTGGATGTTTTGCCAGATGCTCTTCAACGGCTCTTTCACCTATCAGATCAAAGGCGGGTATCAGGTCACCGTTGACTATAAAGTACCGTCCGATCACCAGGTAACTCTCGGAACTGCTTACGACTGGGATGATGGGGGAAGCAAAAACATTCTTAGCGACATCAAGAATGCCAAGTTGAAGATTGCCGAAGCCTGTGGTGGGAAGATAGACTACATGTTTATCAACTCCAAAGGGCTGAATGTTCTTGGCAACGATACCACCATCCGCCAGCTCCTGCAGAAGAATTATTACGGAGATGGCAGTTTCATGGCAAGTCCTGGCATCAATGATACAGCCCTCGTGAATGCTGACGTTCTCGGTTCTCTGTTTGGGATCAGAAATATTGTCATTTACGATGAGATGTACGAAGCCAAAGCTTGGTTGACTGCGGCTGTTACTGGCGGATCGACTACGTGGTTGACTGTCAGCGATGCCTCTGACTTTGAAGCAAACGAAAAAATCTGGATCTATGATGCTTCGGAGGCAGATGACAACTACGAAACCCGCATTATCTACTCTGTAGATAAAGCAAACAACCGTATCCAGATCGAATACCCCCCGACCAATTCTTACAAGGCCGGGGAGGATTTTGTCATGATGCAGAAATACTTTGTCCCGAATGACAAAGTTGCGTTCATGGCGTCTTCGGTTGAAGGAAAGCCGGTTGCTCGTTATTACAATGCTCCGTTTGGTCTTGGTCGTCACTATGGCCGTTATACGGACAAGCATGATGAGTGGGATCCTGAAGGTACTTGGATTCGTGTTCAGGACAAAGGTCTGCCTGTAATGCTGAATCGTGATGCGGTGTACACCATCGACTTCACGTCTACAGCGGAACAGAGCATCACCACAACTAGCACGACTACCACAACCAGCAGCACTACCACGACTACTTCTGCCGGTTAATCTGCGGGGTAGTTAGAATAACAAAACTTGGAGGACAATCGATATGACTATCGAAGAGGTAGAAGTTAAAAAAACTCTAATGTG